TTTTACTAATCAAAGAATCTTCTAAAAAATTTCCGGTACCCACGATTGGGAATTTATTTTGGGTGAGACCTGCCACGGATATGTTCGAACCGACTTCCAAGTTTGCGGTGGTCACGAGGCCGGTGGTGGCATTTGTAAATTGAATTGTATTTGAGGTGGTGTTCCCAGTGTCAGTGACCTGTTGGAGGGTTTGGAGTTGGGTCAATAAATTAGCGGGTTCAATCTTTTTGAGATCATTATTTTGGTCGTTGACATACACGTAGTTGATGTCCGACTCATCGAGGACGATGGGGGCGTTAGGAATATCGTTGGCACGACCGATACCTGTGACGAAGACACCACCATTATGCGCATGTATCTTTGACACGATACCGACATTTTGAATGAGATCGTTGTTATACGGTTTCACATTCGAGAGACCACCAGGGACTGTGTTACTGACGTAGACCGTTTCACCTGCTAAGAACGTGTTCGTCGCGACACTGAGTGCTTTACCGTAAGCGACCGCTGTACCTGTTTGACCAGGTGTCAATAGTTGATTTGAGATACCAATACAGGGCATGGTAGCAGGACTATTCGATTGTGCGAGACCGACATTAAGAATATTTGAGTTATGTGTACCCCTAACATAGACGGTATCACCCGCTTCGATGTTCACACCACTGAGATCGTTTCGAATCTTGATATACGTGTGTATAGGATATTCATTCACCCAATCTGTCCCGTCATACACAAGTAATTGGTCGACAACTGGTGCGTTTAAGTTTACATCATAGAGTTGGTCGACTTTTACTTCGACATTTGAGGTGAGGTCGGTGGTGAAGGCGGTGTGTGCATTGGTGAATTGGAGGGTATTGGAGGTGGTATTTCCGTTATCAGATACACCTTGGAGTGTGGTGACTATCCCAGTGAGTTGGCTACCATCCCCCAAGAAGGTTGTGGCCGTTACATTACCACCCGCGACGATGTTACTTGTAGTGACTAGACCAGTGGCGGTATTATTGAATTCAATTGTGTTTGTGGTGGTATTTCCATTATCTGAGACATCTTGGAGGGCTGTGACGAGACCTGTGAGTTGACTACCATCCCCCAAGAAGGTTGTCGCGGTTACATTGCCACCTGCGACGATGTTGCTCACCGTGACCAGACCAGTGGCGGTATTATTGAATTCAATTGTGTTTGTGGTGGTATTTCCATTATCTGATACATCTTGGAGGGCTGTAACGAGGCCGGTCAGTTTGCTACCATCACCATAGTATGAGGTCGCTGAGACGTTCCCATGAACTATGAGAACGTTGGAGCCATCTATGTCTACGAAGAGGTTGGACCCCACACTCAGGTCATAGGTTGATGCGGCATTTGCGATACCCACAGTCCCTGTAAAAATGGGTCCATCCTTTGGGGCTTTTATTGTCTCGAGGTTCCCAACGCGGGCGGCGTTGGAGGTGAGGTCCACTTCTAGGACCCCCACCCTAGAGGCGTTGGAGGTGAGGTCGGTCTCGAGGACTCCCACCCTAGCAGCATTGGAGGTGAGGTCTGTTTCTACGACACCCACCCTAGCGGCATTGGAGGTGAGGTCTGTTTCTAGGACCCCCACCCGGGCCGCATTTGAGGCCAAGTTAGTCTCGAGGGTTCCAACCCGGGCTGCATTTGAGGTGAGGTTCGTCTCTAGGACCCCCACCCTAGAGGCGTTTGAGGCGAGGTCTGTTTCTAAAACACTTACACGGGTGGTTGTGGTCACGAGATCATTGTTGATGGTGACTATGTTAGCTTCGGCACCCGCTAATCCGGTCTCTAATGTCCCGACCCTAGATGCGTTGGAGGCCAGGTCTACCTCCAAGGTCCCGACCCTAGATGCATTAGATGCCAGGTCGGTCTCTAGGACTCCCACCCTAGATGCGTTTGATGTGAGATCCACCTCCAATGTGCCAACCCTAGAGGCATTGGAGGCGAGGTCCACTTCTAGGACCCCCACCCTAGAGGCGTTTGAGGTGAGGTCCACCTCCAAAGTGCCAACCCTAGAGGCGTTGGAGGCGAGGTCGGTTTCCAAAACTTGGATTCGAGAAACGTTGCTATCGAAGTTTGACAGGAGTGCGACCCCAGTGAGTGTTGTACCATCTCCATAGTATGCGGTGGCCTCAACATTCCCGGTGACGACGAGAATATTTGACCCCACGTCATCCACAAAGAGGTTTGACCCCACGTCTAAGGTGTGTATGGGAGAGGTATTGACGATACCCACATTGGCTTCGGTGTAGAGTCTACCGTACACATGAACATTGACATCTTCGGAGGTGAGGGGGGTGAGGGTTTTCCCATTGGCACTACTTTGGGTATAGGCGAGGATGATTTCATCGGTGGATTCTACAAACCCGATGGTGACATTTGATTCTGGTCGGGTTAGGACGAGACCCAGGTCCAGTGTTGTGTCAATCAAAGTATTGTCCTTCCCCAACTCTATGATTCCATCTCGAACCTTGAAGTTTTCACTATGGAACGAGGTCACCACCCCCTCCACGAGGACGTTACCATCTACGACGAGGTCTTGGGTGATGTGGGTGTTACCTGAGACGACGAGGACATTTGACCCCACATCATCCACGTAAAGGTTTGACCCCACATCTAAGGTGTGTACGGGTGATCCATTTGCCACACCAACATTTGAGAGGGTGGTCACACTCGTTTCGGGATTATTGAAGGATACGGTATTTGCCGTCACATTACCATTAAGTGTGGCATTTTGGAGACTAAAGTCAAAAATATCTTCAGCCACGGCACCCGAATCTGTGATTTCTTTGGTCACTTGATTAAATGTCACAACTGTGATATTTCTATCTGAGACATCCTCCCGTAACCGCATGGGTGTCATATAGATGGCATTTGAGGTATTTGCTTCTAGGAACTCGTCACTGGCATTAAAGACGATGGTATTATCTGCCTGTTCCTGTCTACAATTTTTACCGAAGCGGATTCTCGTAGACCTCTCCACTGTCGGTAAGTTCTTTACCATTTATATAACACTTGATTTTATTTACACGAATAATTAGTTTGCATACAAGAGACCAGCCATACCATTTTGTATACGTAATATGTTGTAGTTGACTGCGTATATGGGGTCCATTATGTCTAGGGATTCGCTCATAATCTTGGCTGAGTTGAGGCGGCTAAAATTGAGGGTCCCCGTGGGCTGATAGGAGCTGGTCATGAGGCAGAAACAATACAAAAAAAAGTCGGGCGAGGTCACAAAGTTGGTGTGATAGTAGTTCATGACGTCGATAAAGTGTGGCTGGCTCCACCTATAGTTACCAACATCTAGACCATTTATGGTGAGTTTAATTCTATTCGATGGTGAAGTTAGGGAGCTTACAACGGATGTATTTGATGATGCGATATACTTCACGGGGTGATTGAATGTGAGTTCTTGGATTCTGTTTTGGGATGGAATATTCTTTTGAACTTGGGTGATGAGAATGTCGTGGGTCTTTTTGGAAATTTGTGCACGTTCTTGGGTATCTATATAGTAATAGTTTGCAAAGCATTCTATGTTATAGGCGGACGCATTTGGTCCCCAATAGATACGCAACTCTACATTGTGATAGTTTAGGGCCACAAGGGGAATTGCGGATTGTGCACTCTCACAAAAGAAGAAGCGGAGGGGGTAGAAGTAGGAGGATGAGCTCGTACCGGGGTGTGGTCCCATTGCACTCTTGGACACATTTTGGGCGAACGTATCTATGGCAATTTTCTCACTGAATATGGAATCTTGGGTATCTACGACGGAGCCACCGATGAGGAGTTCAACCTTATCTACCAGGGTTCTCCAATCATCTATAGATTGGGCTTGACTCGAATCATCTGCGGCGAAGTACACGTACCCGAGGAGATCCCCGGAGCGTTCAAAATTAACACTGGACATTGAATTACTTTTCACTGCTCCAAGAATTGTTTGTTTTTCGATGGACTGTGAAAAGTTAGCATGTCTTTTAAAGTGTGAACTAAAGAAGGATATTTCGGGATTACCCATGATATATTCATCCTGGGCACCTATAGCAATCAATTGAACAACACCAGCGGACATGGTATACTACTCTATGGGGAGAAAATTACAGGTTGGGTTTCCTACACACAAAACGGAGGACTAAATAGTTATCTTCGATTGGACTTGGTGGTTCAATGAGAACACCGTCTTGATTTCGGATATTAATGGTTAAACGACTGATGGTTCGAATTGGATTTATATACTGGGTTACGATTGGGTAATTATCTCTAAAGCTAATGAGTCCACTGTCATCAGCTGTAACGAGACTAGCGAAGGAGTTTCGCACCACGCTCATAGTGGCTTGTCCAGTGAGAACGTTTGACGCTCGATCCGAAAAAATAGAGTCCAGTTCTTCAATCGAAACATAGCAGTGACCCGTTCCGTTGATGGGTGCAACTGTATTAATTCTCGCAGCCAAAAGTCTGGCCTGAACAACATTATGGACGGGTTGGTTCAAAAAACATGTAAATGTATTAGCGCTGGACTGACCAATCGTATCAACTGTGATTGTATGATACTCATAGTTGAGGTCTGGGATCATTTCCGTTGGCGACGTGATGAGAGCCATTTATAGTTAGTTTAGATTAAAGATCCACCGATTCCTTCGGCAATCTTGTAGGAAGCGTGGTCACCCACAAGCTTTTGGGCGCCACAGAGACCACCTGGGGTGAGGCTCTTTGTGTAGGGGCTGTCCTCCTTACCCGACCCTGGTACACATTCCATGCGGTTCTCGAGATCGAAGATGGATTTGTCACTGACAACTTCGATCTTGATTGGCATGGGCTGGTATCTGCTGCTTTTCTTCATGATACCTAGGACGGATATGATTGAGAAAAGTATGACGATGGAAGTGAGAGCATTCCTGTTGGTCTTATTGAACTTGAACATTTATAATGTATCAACATTTTTTATAAACTGCGTTAAAGGTAATTTTTTTAGTTTCTACATAAAGAGTAGATGGATGAAGAAATAATCATCGACCGTGGACACACGACT